TCATCAAGGCGTGCGCGGACCTGCGTGAAGCAGAGATGTTCCTCGACGCTTTCAAGAGCCATGAGCGCTCGGCGGTGGGTGGTGCGGCTGCCCGCGTGGCCTCGTCGGCCGACATCGCGAACACCCATGCGTCGAACCTTCGTGAGTCTGCGGTGGGCGGCGCTGCTGCGGAGTATCTCGCTCGAGAGGGGCAGCAGGCGTGCGGGTCACGACTTCCGTCGCTCTCCGAAATAATCGTGGATCGGCACACGACTAAGTTCCACGCCGGACATGAGGGCGGCGAGCACTTCAACAGCCTCCCAGAGCGCATCGAGTTCCGCTCGCACGGCGAGCTGCTGGTAAGTATCACTTTCTCTGCCGCCCAGGGAGATTTCAAGCGTGTGCTGTTGGCTCTGCAGTCGCTGCTTGATGTTGTCGAGAGTGGCAGCAAGGGTGGGGCCAGCGGACATGGTTGTCATTCTTCCTCCTCGGTGAGGTGTGGTGGCTGCACTGCTTCGTGCGGCCTGGCGGGTGTTACACACCTTACCGGGGAGGGGGCCATCCGTGGTGCGGATGGTTCGTCTTCCTCAGCATCTTCCTCCGCTTACTCCTGCGGTGCTGAGGGAGACCGTGGCCTGCCGGGGGCCAGTGCTCATACCCCGGCAGGCCACACCGTTCAGGTGTCGAAGTACAAGATTTTCGCGCGTCCCGAGGGCGGGGTGCGGCGAGGTTAGCTCCGTGGGGCCGGGTTTGAGTGTTGGTGGGTTGCGAGTCTCCGCCCGGCCCCACGGTCACCAGTTGAAAAGAAAGCGCCCCGGTCGATTGGGGTCGGCCGGGGCAGTCCAAGAAAGGACTATCAGTCATGAATCAGGTTAACACGACCGAGACAGTGGCGTTGAGTGCGCCGGTGTTAGAAGCGCTACGGCGCCTCGATGCGGTGATGAAGCTGCGCAAGCGTCAGACGGCCGCGCAAAAGCGGATTGCGTTGGCGCGCTCGCGTGCGCGTGAGGCACAGGGAGGAAAGCGGTGAACGCGATGAATGTTGCGAGGCTGTTCGTGGCGCTGGCCCTGCTGGTGCTGGCGTGGTGGCTCGGGTCCTTGATTGACGGGTGGGTGGCGGCTGCGGCCGCGATCCTGCCCCCGACGGCGCTCGCCGAGCGCCTGGTCTACGTCGCGTGGAAGGAGCGTCGGGCATGAGGTCCGTCGAGATGATCGTTGAGTTCCCTATCGAGGACGCGAACTTGCCGATGCCGCACCTGCTGGGGCTGGCTAACGCAGCGTTCGTCGAGGAGGTTGAGCGTCAGGGGCTGCTGCTGATGTCGCCGCCGAGCCCGTCCGTGATGCACGCGCGCCGGATTGTCGAGGTGCGCGCGGCCGTCGTGGAGAAGCCGGACTGGGCGCCGCCGACGCCGTCGGCACCAACGTTCGAGTGCCCGAACTGCGGCACGACGATTTTTGCCGCCGGAGACACCGAGCAGGAAGAGGCAGAGAAGTGACTGAAACGATGATGGGCGTCCTCGTCCTGGCGCTGCTGGCGCTGGTGACGGCGTACCTGTGGCAGGACTGGCGCACGAACACACGCGAGTTCCGCGAGATGCAGCGTCGCCTTGTGCAGATGCAGGAAGACCGTCAGAGGGGTGAGAAAAATGACTGAGGCTATCGCGATTGCCGCTGATGATGTGCAGGCCCGTACCGTCGCGGAGACGATGCTCGGCCTCATCGCTGATCACGGTCATGTCGAGGTCGCGCAGGCTGAGCTGGCTCGCCTGACTGGCCTGTCTGCGCGGACGCTGCGTCGTGCCCTTGATCGCCTGCGTGAGGCTCACTGGATTAGCGTCGTGCGTGAGGCGACTCCTAACGCGCCCGCGCGTTACGACCTGACGGACCTTGCGGACGTCGCGCAGGCGGTCGGCCTGAAGCCGCGCCGCGAAGAAACCACGGCCGTGTCATCGACGGGCACTGGCGTGCTGTCGGCTGAGGTCGCAGCGGACCCGATTGGAGCCGTCCAGCCTGGCCAGCGGTGGCTGATTGACCCGACGCTCCTGCAGGGAGGCTCGAACATCCGCGCGAACCTGTGCGTTAGCCCCGAGTTCGTGGAGACGATCGCCGGCCTCGGTGTCCTCAAGGACATCGACGTGTATCCGACCCTCACGGGCCTGGTGGTCCTCGACGGGCACCGTCGCCACCGCGCGGCCATCGAGGCGGGCTTGGAGACGGTGCCGGTGCGTATCGTCGACGTAGCGAACGACCTGGACCGCATCGGCTTGCAGCTCACCGAGAATGACGAGCATGCGCACACGTCGACCGTTGATCGTGCGCGCGCCATTAATCAGCTGGTCCTGATGGGTCTCCCGGCCTCCGAGCTGCGCAAGCGCGGCGTGAAAGCCAGCGAGGCCACGTTGGCACGCCGCGTCGCTAACGCCTCGCAGGAGGTCGCAGACCTTGGGGAGTCGGCGAGTCTCGGCCTCGATGATCTCGCGAAGATCGCTGAGGCTGAGGCTGACCTCCCCGAGGACATCGCGGGCATGGTCGTCGAGGAGATTCGCGAGGCCCCCGGCAAGATCGATCATTTCCTCGAGCGCGCCCGCGACGAGGCACGCCGCCGTCGAGTGTATGAGGATGCGGTCCTCGAGCTGCGCCAGCAGGGCGTCAAGGTCATCCGCGAGGACGAATTCTACGACGGGTTTCCGAAGAGCAACCAGTTTCTGTGGAACCTGGTCGACGAATACGGCAACTCGGTTGAGCCGCACGACAACTGCCCTGGCAACGTGGCGTATGTCTCGGTGATCGGCTCGGGCGACTACACGAATGTGCAGACGCGCTTTGTGTGCATGGACTACGCCTCGCACGGGCACTTCACCCGTGAGGACAGGGCGAGGACAACGCAGGAAGCCGATCGCGCAGCGACCGTCGAGGCGAACCGTCAGGCAGCTCAGGAAGGCGAAGTGCGCCGTGCCTGGATCAAGGATGTGATCTTCAAGCGCCCTCTGCCGAAGGACACCGCGCTCCTAGAAATGCCCGTCATCTACAACCAATACCAGGTGTCCGACGCATCGCAGGCGAAGGGCCGCGCGCTGATCAACTTCGATGACATGGGCTTCGGGCTCACGATGTCAGCCGCGCAGGCGTCTAAGGCACGCCTCGCGTGGTGCATCGGCGTCCTCGAGGGCGGTATGGGGCGCGATTACTGGCGCAGCCCCAGGGGCGAACGCTTTGACAGCCTCGTACAGCTCTACCTGCGAACCCTGGAACGCTGGGGATACCCCCTCGGTGAGGGCGAGGAGGCGTTCTGCAAGAAGGTCGAGGCTGCCCCCCATGTCGTCACGTGGGGGCCGCGAGCTGGGGAGGTGTACTGATGAGCGCCGATGACACCGTGTTCAGTGCTCTCGAAGACGCTGTGTCTGCGTTGGTTGCGGAAAAGCACGGGCCTGGCTGTGTGCTGGGGGCTTTTATCGTCGTCGCGGAGAGCATCGCCCCGGAGGATGGCCAGGACAGGAGCGCGTGGCTGTGCGAGGGATCGGGGTCGCCGCTGGCGCGTCGCGGACTCGTTGAGTGCGCGCGCGACATGTACTCGCGATCGGTGAGGGGGCTCTCCGATGACTGACGAAGCGTCGACGATGGTGGTCGTGGCTCGGGCGGCCTTGGAGGGGGCGCTGCGTGCAGCCCTACCTCACTTGCCGCGCCGTATACCCGAGGATGCGCCAGACAACGGGGCGGGCCTGCTGCGCCTGGCCATCGTCCAGGACTGCGTGATGGCGCTCGCGGCCGCGCTTGATCGCCAGCGCGCGATCGCGGTGAGATTCAATGTCCTTGATGGGGATAGCTACAGCGATGGCGTGAAATCAATGTGGCTGCGTCGTTCTGCGGTTGAGTCGTTGGCGACGTTCCTCGCGGGGGTTCCCGTCGAGCGGGTGAGCCTTCTCCTCGATGAGAGGGAGGGCATCACTGTCCAGGAGACGGGTGTCTTGTATGGGCCTCAGATGGCGCGTGTCGCCCCGGCTGCGGAGCCGATGGATGAGGACCGCGTCGACGCAGCGCGCCTGCTGCTGGATGGAGCGCAAGCCGTGCTCTATCAGGATGCGGCCGTGGAGATGGACCCTGCGGTCGTCCGCACGTTCGCGGCGTCGGCTGCGGCCTGGCAGATTCCTCTGCGGGTCCGCGTCGGGGATGGCTATGGGCGGTCCTCGTTCATCTGGGGCACTGATGCGTGCCTTGGCTGGTCCGCTGGCTCAGTACTGCTTCAGGGGCCAGTGACGGGAGAGCTCCTATACGACGGGCCGTCAATCCCATACCTGGAGAATGCACTGCTTCCACCTGTGCCCATGGGGAGCGTTAGTGAACCAGCGGGGCTGCGCGTCTACGAGGGAGGGGAAGGACTGTGACTGAAGAGCTCCTCTCCGAAATCGAGCGCGCGAATCACGTCCGTGCCCTTGAACGGGAACTGGCACGGGTTCAGGCGCATGCGATCAAAACGGCGTCCGAGCTGATCGATGTCGGCGCTGACATCGCCGAGAAGTATGCGCAGACACCCGAACAACGTATGAGCATCCGCAGGACCATCGGGGCCGTCGTCGACGAGCTCATCGATGGCCTCTACCCGCAGGCAGGAGAAGAACGTAATGAATGACGCTGCCATTGCCCCGCTGTGGGAGATCGGCCCCTTCGATCTGCCCCAGGCGGACATGCTCTCGCTCAACGGCCGAGCCGACCGCCGCACTCTCTCCCCGCGGATTCGGACCCTGCGCATGCAGGCCCGGGTGATGGCCCGCGCGGCCCACTGCCCGACCTTCATGCGAGCACGACTTGTCGCGTGGGTTCGGTTCCCGGACGGCCGCCGCCGCGACCTCCACAACTACATGCCCACCTTGAAGGCACTCGTGGACGGCCTCGTGGACGCCGGACTGCTGCCGGACGACGATGCGCGGCACCTGCAGGGACCGGACATGCGCCTCGACCCTCGCCACACTCACAAACGCATGGGCATCCCCATGTGCTCCATCCGATTCACCGTCATGCCCTACGAAGAAAACGAGGAAGACCAATGAGCGGCGAAACACTCATCACCCTCGTCGGTAACCTGACCGCCGACCCCACACTCCGCTGGACACAGTCCGGCTCCGCCGTCGCTGACTTCACGGTGGCCTCAACCCCGCGAACCTACGACCGCAACGCCGGCGAATGGCGCGACGGAGACCCCCTATTCATGCGCTGCTCCGTGTGGCGCGATGTCGCCGAGAACGTCGCCGAGTCCCTCCGTAAGGGCATGCGCGTCATCGTCGTTGGTCGCCTCACGCAGCGCTCCTACGAAACACAGCAGGGTGAGCGTCGCACGGTCGTTGAGCTGCAGGTCGACGAGGTCGGCCCCTCCCTACGCCGTGCCCGCGCGCAGGTCGTCCGGCACCCCGCAGCCGACGGCGGGGCAGGATACCCGCCCCCGCCTCCACCTGCGTCCCCCCAGCCCACACAACAGGCCCCGCGGGCACCGCAGGCAACACAGCAGCCCGCGCCCCGCCAGATCGTCCAAGATGACCCCTGGGCACCCCAACCCCAGCAGGAACCCGTCTGGGAGCCGCCGTTCTGATGGCCACCGCTCACGCTCGCGCAGGCTGGGGCATAGACCCCGCCGAACTCGACGAGAACCCCCGGCGCTGCCCCAAATGCGAGGCTCCGATACTCCCGGGCCGGGCGCTGTGCCACCCCTGTTACGTCCGGGCCGAGCAACAACGCCGTGCCTTCACGGAGCGAGCTTGGATGACCAGGAACTACCCGAACTACAGGCCCCGCAGCCTGTTCCCCGAAGACTACGACCAAGAGGAGGTGACCAGATGACCTGCAACGACTGGACGCCCCGCGTGTGCGACTCATGCGGCGGCGCAATCAACCCCGTCACCGGCGAATGCCGGTGCTCAGACTAGAAAGCGACACACATGTTCTTCCAACTTGGAGACGAGCTCCGGGGCAACCCGAAGATTCAACGCCTCGCCCGCCGCGCCATGACCGGGGACCTCAGCGGCCTCGCCGCACTCGGCATGTGGGCGCTCGCGGGGACGGCCTGCCAGCAGGCGCTGACCGATGGAGTGATTGCGGTCGAGACGCTCGTCTCGGACACGCTCAATCTTGAAGTGGCGACTCAGCTGGCGGGGATGCTCGTCGAAGAGGGTCTGTGGCATGCGCCGGGTCACTCGTGCGAACGCTGCGTGCAGCCGCCGCAGGGGTCGTTCGTTTTCCATGATTGGTTCGATCTTCGCTACGACCGTGGCGAGGACGTGCGAGTTACGAGGGGAAAGCGTGCGGAGCTGAAAAACAGGAAGATCACAGATGCTGTGTGGCTGCGCGATCGCGTCGGCGGTGTCGAGCGCGGCGGCAACATGGTTGCGCCGTGCAGATACTGCGGGACGAAGGTGCAGCGCAAGGACCGCAGCACGTGGCAGTACGATCATGTGGAGCCGACCAAGTACATTGGCGCGGCCAACATCGTGATCGCATGCACGGACTGCAACAAGCAGAAGCAGCAGCGCACGCCTGCCGAGGCGGGCATGGTGCTTCATCGCCCTGGGTGGATGCCAGGGCAGGCGGACTGGTCAGCGCCTCCGAAGAGCGCTGAGCGGAACACGGTCGAGGACACGCCGCGTCGCGGCGGAGCTGTCATGGTCGAAGCCGGGAGGGGCGCGAATCCCGTCGAGGGGACGCCCTCGGGTCAGGTCGAATCCTCCCTCCCTTGGAATCCCAGCAGCCCCGCCGCCGGCACGGACGTTGATCTCCCGGACGCTCACGCGCTCGACTGGGGGCAGGCAGCAGGCGAGGATCCCGTCGAGGCTAACGCCTCGGGTCAGGTTGAACCCGCCCCCAGCTTGCGCCCGCACCCCCCCCCCCGCCCGGCGGCGGCCCCTGCGGCCGCCGCCGGGGCAGCCGCGACGGCAACAAATCCTGCCGCAGCGGCAGCCGCAGCGCAGGAAAATCTTGCCGCGACGGCAGCAAAGCGGGTGTCTACGCGCGCACGCGCGTGTCAGGGCAGGGAGGGGCAGGGCAGGGAACTAGATAGGGAAGGGTCTGGCTGGGAGACTGGCGGGGCCGGGCAGGGTGAACCTGCCTCACCCCGCAGGCGCAGGCCACGGCGCAAACGTCAGGTGAGAAATCTTGGCGCTTCCCCTGAAGGGTCTCAGCCCATGCCCAACCCCTCATCTGCTGGTCTGGCAGGGCAGGCTCCTAGCCCACAGGTGGGTGGGCAGTGGGGGTCGCCCTGGTACCAGTGGCGAGGTCGTCCCCCGGTGGACGATGAAGCCGTGTGCCCGATCCATGGGGCCGACGTGCCCTGCCGTTTCTGCCTCGAGGAGGAACCGTGCTGAACCGCGTGTGCTCGTCTGGGTGCGCCTCACCTGGTGAGCATCTTCCTGACTGCCAGGATGACTCGTGCCGGGGCTGTGCCCCGAGTCCGGCTTACGTCGGCGTCTTGTGCGCTCGGTGCTGGGGGAGACTGCAGGCTGTCGTGCGCACGATGCCGGCACTCGTCGACGAGCTGATGAGCGGGGATGATGCGCCCTCGGCGGTCTCATCCTCTGGCGGTGGTCGCCCGCCTGGCTCGTCCTCGCTGTACCCGCAGCAGCGGGCAGCTGCCGACGAGCTCGCGGCGGCGCTGGCCTCGTGGTGTATCCAGGCAGGCGAGCATATCGGCGTGGAGGCTCCTCGGCCGTCTGGCCTGTGGTGGTCTGCTCCTGGTCGCAAGATCGACTCGGAGACGGGCGAGGCATACCTCGTGGAGGCAGAGCCGGTCGGCATCCGGTCTGCCTCGGCGCTGACTGAGCTCGTCCGCTGGATTGATCCACTGCTCGACCGTGTCGCGGCCGCCCCGTGGGCGCCCGAGATGCTTGCCGACCTGGCCAGGCTCGATGCCGGCGCACGCGCGAGGTGGGCAGTCGAAGAGCCAGAGCGGCGGGTGCGGGACATTGCCTGTCCCTCATGCAACGCATACTCACTCGTGGTCACGCCCGTCCGAGTCGTCGGTGGGCAAGAGCAGGTCACCTGCTCACGCATCTCCTGCGGGCGCGTCCTGTCCTCCCAGGACTGGGAACGCCTGCGCGCCTGGTCGGTCCTGGTCGCTCGCATGTCAGCCAAGGCCGAGGAGCCGTCGGCATGATCGTGGCGGGGGAGGAGTGGGAACGACAGTGCGATGTGCCGAAGCATGTGCCGGGCCTCCCCGCCTCAACGGTCCGGGTGTGGGCAGCAGCAGGACGGGTGCGGTCAGTCAAGGTCGGCGGCTCCGTATGGGTTGCCATCGAGGACGTGCTAGCGGCTGCGGCCTCGTCGCGCCGCCGCTGCACGACACGACACGCGAGCCAAGTGAAGGTTGATTGACAGCGCCGCATGGCAGTTGTAACATCTGTGCCAACGGCAGAAGTGTCGAACAAGCCCCGAGGCGGATAACCGTCCGGGGCTTTCGCGTACCCGCCGGACCGGCGAGCTCCGAGAGGATGAAGCGTCATGGCGTGGTCATCGAGCGATCGTGCATCGCGGCTCCCGCCTGACTGGGACGAGCGCCGCGCCTTCGTCCGCGCCCGCGCAGGTGGCCGCTGCGAAGCGCTCCTGCATGACGGGACACGATGCCCTGCAGCTGGTGCCGAGTGCGACCACGTCGAGCCTGGTGACGATCATCGAGCGACGAACTTGCAGTGGCTGTGCTCGTGGCATCACAAGCGAAAGACTCAGCGAGAAGCCGCGGCCGCATTAGCCGCAGAGCGGGCACGAAACGCCCCACGCAAGCGCAAGCATCCCGGCCTCATCGACTAGACCCCCACCAAGGACCCCCTCCCCGCCCAACCAGAACACCGTCAAGAGCTGTCGGTTTTTGTTTGTACGGGTCTGGGGAAATTACAACTACCCACAAGCGTTGAACTAGCAACGTAAACGCCGGGCGGCGGGGTGAGGGCGTAGGGGAATTTAGAGGGGCGCTAGGGTGCCGTCTTGGTACACGTTTTCCGTGACGGTGATGTATCGCCCATGCGAATAGAACTCGATCCGCTGCCCGCGCCACATGCGCTTGAAGCCACGCTGAGGGACGGCCGTCCCCCAGATGTGCAGACCGCGCCCGGACGGCGAGACCTCAACGTAGGAGCCTTCGTAGTACGCGAGAAGAGCGCGAGTGGCCTCGTTGGGGATGCCGTGCTCATCGAGGCACCCGTCGAGGTCGATACAGGCGATGCCGTCTCCGAGGACGAAGCCGAGGGGTGCGCCGGTGGCGCTCGCGGCCGCGTGAGTGCTCCACGTGCTCGGGTCAGTAACTGATGCCCAACGCCCGGTGTGCGAGCACACGGGGCGCTTGTTGAGGTGGTTGACCCATCGGGGGCGGCTGATGAGCTCGGCGGGCAGCGCTTGTGGGGCATGTGTCTGTGTGGAGCGGTGGTGAGCGACTCGGCATCGGGTCGAGCAGAAGCGCGCGTCGGCGCGCGCCCAGGGTTTGAGCGGAGCCGAGCAGTGTTCGCATGTTCTCACGTCTCCTATTGTAACGGATAATTCGTTGGTATTCTGCGGATAGGTGGGGGTGGTTATGGCTGGTCGTGGCCCCGCGCCGAAGCCGAAGGGCTCGCGAGCTCGCCGGAATAAGGACCCTCAAATCTTGCGCATCATCACGGCGCAGCCGGTCGAGCAGCCGTCGCTGCCGGTCATCGAGCACGTGGTGCTTGACGAGAATGGCAAGCCGAGGAAGAAACGCTTCACGTGGCCGACGGTGACTCGCCGCTGGTGGAAGATGTGGGGAGAATCCCCGCTCAGCGCGGAGTACACGGAGACCGACTGGTCTTTCTTGCTCGACACCGCTTACCTGCATGCCCAGTATTGGAAGGGCGATTCCCGAGTTGCGAGCGAGCTCAGGCTGCGCGTGGCGAAGTTCGGGGCCACGCCCGAGGACCGCGCCAGGCTCCGGATTCAGTTCGCGGTGGCCGATAACCTCGAAGACGACGCCGACAGCGCCATTGATGATGTGGCGCCCGTTTCTGCGCGGGCGCGCAGACGGCAGAAGAAGCTGAGGGCGGTGTAGCGTGCCCTGGCAACCGATCGACGAGGACGACGAGTTCCCGACGCTCGGCTACGACGTTGCGGACTGGATGATGGAGTTCCTCCTCATGCCAGACCGTGACGAGGACAGTGAGGAACACATCCCGTTCGTGCCGACGCAGGAACAGATTGAGTTCCTCGCGAGGCTGTATGAGCTGGACCCGGACACGGGCCGTCGCGTCAAGCAGCGCGCGGTGCTGTCGCGTCCGCGTGGGTGGGGCAAGAGCCCGTTTATCGCGGCGATCTGCTGCGCCGAAGCGATGGCCCCCGTTCTGTGTGACGGGTGGGATGCTGAGGGGCAGCCGGTCGGGGTGCCGTGGTCGACGCGGCGGACCCCTATCGTGCAAGTTACGGCGACGACGGATGACCAGACGGCGAACACCTGGGACCCGCTCCTGGAAATGCTGCGTGGCTCTCCCGCCGAGTCGGAGTACGGCCTCGACCCGATGGATTCCTTCGTGGCTCTGCGTCGCGGCCGCATCGAGAAACGAACGTCGTCCGCGACATCCGTTAAGGGTGCGAAGGCCGTTATGGCTGTTATGGACCAGACGGAGACGTGGTTGCCGTCGAACGGCGGCCCGAAGCTGGCGAAGACACTGCGTGCGAACGCGGATAAGCTCGGCGGTTTGACGATCGAGACCCCCAACGCCTACACGATCGGTGAGCGCTCGGTCGCGGAGACGACAGCGCGATTCTATGAGCTGATCAAGGCTGGCAAGGCCAAGCCGGAAGCGGCGCGGGGCCTGTACTACGACCACCGTGAGGCCCCGCTGGAGACCGACATCTCGGACCGCGAATCGCTCCTCAACGGCCTGCGCATCGCCTACGGAGACTCGGCAGCCGACCCCAGGGGATGCGCGATTCACGAGCCCGAGTGCGAACCCGGCTGGGTCGACATCGAGCGCATCGCGGATAGCTTCTGGCATCCGGATAACGACCCGGCGGACATGTGCGCCAACTTCCTCAACCAGATCAACAGCGCGTCCGACGCATGGCTCACGATGCCGGAGCTGCGAGCCATCGAAGACCACACGAAGCAGATCAGCTCTACCGAGCCGATCACGCTCGGCTTCGACGGCTCCGAAGGTAGGAAGATCGGTATAGCCGATGCAACAGTCCTGATCGGCTACTCGGTGACGCAACGACACCTGTTTAAGGTCGGGATTTGGAGTCAGCCAGACGGCCCTGCAGGCGAGGGGTGGCAGCCGCCCCGCCTCGAAGTGGAGCAAACCGTTCGTGAAGCCTTCGAGCGATTCAATGTCGTGGGGTTCTACGCGGACCCGTCGGCTGGCTGGGCTCAGGATGTGAAGGGCTGGGAGGCACGCTACTCGCGCCGCCTGCGCGCCAAGATCAGCGCGTCCGAGCCGATCCGGTACCCGCAGCGCAACGTCAGTAAGACCTGCGAGAACTTCGCGCAGCTCTTGTCCGCGATCCATCAAGGCCTCGTCACATACGACGGAGACCCAACGATGACCGCGCACCTGCTCAACGCCCGCAAGTCGCCCAGGCAATCGGGGTACGTCCTCGTCAAGCCAGCGGATGACCAGGACTACTCGAAGATTGACGCCGCGTGGGGCGCGATGTTCGCTTACACGGCAGGACTCGACGCCGTCGGCAAGGGTGCAGCCAAGCAGACCAGCCGCCGTGCACCGAGGCGGCTCTACTAACACGCACTGGGGGAGGAGGCCCCACCTCATGACGAAAACGCCCGAGGAATGGCTCGCCTACCTCACTGCAAAGATGGACAAGGAGCGTCCGCGAACGGACCTCCTGCGCTCATACACCAACGGGTCATCCCCCTTGCCGGAGATGGGCCCGAATCTCGCCAAGGCGTGGCTGAAGTTCCAGAGGCGTGCGCGCACCAACCCCGGCAAACTCGTCGTGTCCGCGCTCGCGGATCGACTCATCCCCAACGGGGTGACAGTCGGAGCCAGCGAGGACAGCCCCGCCGCGCAGGCAGCGGCGCGCATATGGCGCGACAACCGCCTCAAAGTGGTCTTCGCGGACGCGATCTGGGACGCGGCCACCCTCGGCCACGGCTACCTCCTGGTCACCCAGGACGAAGACGGCCGAGCTTGTGTCACCTATGAGCGGCCTGAGCACATGTATGTGGAGCCGGATCCGGTCCGGCCGTGGCGTGCGCTCGCGGCTGTGAAGGTCTGGCGAGACCAGGCGGCTGGCCTCGACCACCTCGTGATGTGGACCCCGGGCCTGCGCATGTCCTATTGGCGCTCGGCCTACGACAAGTCGCGGCAGTTGATCTCTCGGGTGTCCGGGGACTGGCAACTCGACCTCGGAGGCGTCCAGCCCTTCGAGGGCGCGCCCCCGGTGGTGGTCCTCGAAAACCGTTTCGGCATGGGAGAGTTCGAACACGTCCTTGACCTGATCGACCGCATCAACTGGCAGACCCTGCAGCGCCTGGTCATCATCTCGATGCAGGCCTTCCGACAGCGAGCACTCAAGTCTGCTGAGGGATCGGCGGGCCTGCCCGCTGAGGATGAGTCCGGGAACGCGATCGACTACCAGGCGATCTTCGAGCCCTCGCCCGCCGCCCTCTGGGAACTGCCCCCGGGTGTGGAAATCTGGGAGTCCTCGCAGACTCAGATCACCGAGATTCTCAACGCGACCAAGGACGACTGGCGCGAATTGGCAGCCGAGACCTCAACGCCGCTGTCGATCATGCTCCCGGACTCCGCGAACCAATCGGCAGCGGGAGCGGAGCAGCCCCAGAAGGCCCTCCTCTCCAAGGCAGGCGACAGGATCGAGCGCTTCAAGCCCGCGCTCGCCTACCTCATCGTCAAGGCGCTCGCGGTCGAGGGGATCGCCCTCGGAGAGGATGAGACCGTGGAGGTGCTGTTCGTACCGCCTCACGCGGTCTCCCTCACGGAGAAATACGCTGCGGCCGTCCAGGCGCGCAACGCGGGCGAGGCGCTCGAAACCATTCAGCGAAACATCCTCGGCTACAGCCCCGAGCAGATCGCACAGGATAAGCAACGCCGGGCTGAGGAGCAGCTCGCGTTGGCGTTCGCGCTCCAAGACAAGCCGCAGCCGCAGCTGACAGACGAGGCCGTAACCCCGGTTACGGGGGGGACCCGGCAGACCTGAAACTCAGGTTTGACGCCCTCGGCACGGCGATCCGCGCCGGTGTCGCTCCTGACTCGGCATCACAGGTCGTCGGCCTCGACGGAATCCGATTCACAGGTGCAGTCCCCGTTGCACTCAGGCTCCCGGAGACACAGTCAGCGACACTCGAGGAGAAGTAACGATGCCGGAGCTGGACTCGCTCAACCGCCTCACTGAGGCGTATGACAGCCAGGTCCACTCAATCCGACAGCAGATCACCGCCTTCGGACAGGCCTACTGGGACTCGCTCCCGCATTACAGGGCCAGCGCCGTCGAGGACATGATCCAAGCGATTACCCCCAGAGTGACCGCAGGCCAGCTCCGCATAGCCGACCTGACCCGCGCATACCTCGCCCAGTGCGCCCGCGAGCTCGGCTGGAAGGTCGCCCTACCACCCATCGACCAGGACGAGATACGCGGCGCTCGCGGCGTCGTCTACCGTCGCCCAGCCGTCGACGTGTACACCGCGCTCGCGGCGGGGAAGCCTCTGCCGCAGGCTGCGGCTGAGGGGCGACTGCGGCTGACGCAGTTGATCGGTGGGGACATGCAGCTGGCGAAGGTGCATGCGTCTCGTCAGTCGATGCGCGGCTATCCGGAGGCGGGTCAGTTCTACCGGCGCGTCCTGACAGGGCGCGAGAATTGCGCCCTGTGTGTGGTCGCATCGACGCAGCGCTATTACCGGGATGACTTGATGCCAATTCACCCGGGATGTGACTGTGGGGTGCAGCCTCTTCCTCCGGGCCTGGCAGTCAATCAGGTGATTGACGAGGACCTGCTCGAACAAGTCCACCAGATCACGGCTGACCGTCTCGGGGTCTCGGACCGTGGTGGGCGTACTCCGGATTATCGGAAGCTTCTAACGGTCAGTGAGCATGGGGAGTATGGGCCGACGCTGTCGTGGGCGCAGCCCAAGGCCAAGGCAAAGCCTAAGACCAAGGCGGGGGAGGCCGAGCCGCCTAAGCCGCCCAAGCCTCCGAAGAAGACCACGGCACAACCGCCGGATGACTCTGATCGTTTAAAGCGTCTGCTGAGCGTTCCTGCCGAAAAATGGCATAAGACGCTTCAGTATGAGGGTGGGGACGTGACGGGGATTCCCGGAGAATTCCGGTATCCGGGGCATGGGGACGGGCGGGTGTTCATCCCGGCAGCGTCGGTCAGAGACGCGCCCAGTGAGCATGAGGTGCTCACGGCGCTGCGCCTGGCGGAAGAGGGAGTGGACGTGCTGTTCCGCATAGATTCGCGCGAAAAAGGTGTGAAGAACCCAGACGTGGAAATGAATCAGCAGGTCTGGGAGTTCAAAGCGCCCACGGGGGAAGGCAAGAACACCGTCGATTCGCAGATGAAGCGAGCGGGGAAACAGGCTGAACGCCTGGTCCTCGATCTGCGCCGTAGCGAACTCGACGATAAGAAATCGATCGGGGATGTCCGGCAAGGTATGCAGGGTCGCCATCTTACCCAAGTGATTGTCATAGATCATGCAGGAAATATTGTCCACATTCCGTGAGTGTGCTACCCTAGCGGTGAGGACATCCCGGCAGCCCCTTCGGGCAGCCCAGGTGTCCTTTTCACATAATGCTCAAACTAGCCGACCTCGGACGTAATGCCCGGGTCGGTTTTTTGATACCCAACCAGCCCCCAGCCGTAACGGTGTGGGGGCTTTCGTGTACCCGGAATGGGAGGAAATCACCATGAAGAACCACCTGAAGCACCGTCCTTACCTTCGCTTCGTCGACGCCCCGGCCGCAGAAACGGGCGGGGACGCGCCGGCCGCACAGGAAACCCCCGCAGCCGCCGCTGAGGCTACGGCCCAGCAGGTTGACTGGGAGGCTGAGGCCCGGAAATGGAAGGAATTGTCCCGCAAGAATGAGTCTCGGATGAAGGAAAACGCCGAAAAGGCGCGCCTCTATGACGAGGCTCAGGAGCAGGGCAAGTCCGAGCTGCAGAAGGCGCAGGAAGCGGCAGCGAAGGCTGAGGCGCGAGCTGCGGCGATGGAGGCCGAGGCGATGCGAGCGAAGGTCGCGGCAGCGACGGGCGTTGACGCGGACCTGCTGTCTGGCTCGTCAGAGGAGGAGCTGAGGGCGTCTGCTGAGCGTCTCCTGGCGTGGCGAGGTGCGCAGGTACCCAAGGGTGCTCCCGCGGCTGATGCGGGGGTTCGTGGTGACGAGATCAGGGCTGCCAGGCAGCTCACCAGGGATGACCTCAAGAAGATGTCTCCCGCAGAGATCATCAAGGCCCGTCAGGACGGGCAACTGAACAACATCATGGGCATCGCATAAGCGAGCCGAGAAAGGACACACAATGACTCTCACTCATTTCATTCCGGAACTGTGGTCGGCCAGCATCCTCGAGAACTTCCGCCGTGACACGGTGCTCGTCGGGATGGCGAACCGCGAATACGAGAAGGCCTTCACCGCGGGCTCGAAGATTCACATCCCCGGCATCGTCGATGTGAAGGTGAAGGACTACAAGACCGGCGCGGTGACTGCGTCCGGCGGCACTAAGGTGCCGCGCACGACCGTCCCCGATGCCGTGGAGTCCACGGGCATCGAGATCACCATTGACCAGGAGAAGAGCTTCGACTTCCTGGTCGATGACATCGACGCCGCGCAGGCGAACCAGTCGCTCGACGCGTACACCAAGTCGGCGGCGGCAGCACTCGTTGAGGACGCGGAGACCTTCCTGACCGCGATGCTGACTTCCAAGGGCACGGCGGTCACGGGCATCGCGAACCCGACGAACTGGGAGACCGCATACGGCGCAATCCTGAAGCTGCGCGGCAAGCTCTCGGCCGAGAAGGTCCCCGCCATGGACCGCGTGCTCCTGATCAACGCGGCCTTCGAGGAGTTCCTCCTCTCTGACGGTTCGAAGCTCACCAGCTTCGACAAGTCGAACATGACGGACGGCCTCCGCGAAGCGACGATCGGTCGTCTCCTGGGCTTCGACGTGGTCACGAGCCCCTGGCTCGATAACACGAAGCCGATGGCCGTCGCCTTCCACAAGCAGTCCGTGGCCTACGTGTCCCAGGTCGAGAAGACCGAGTCGATGCGTGCCGAGCAGACCTTCGCAGACCGAGTTCGCGGCCTGCACGTCTACGGCGGCGCAGTCCTGCGCCCGAAGGCGATCCAGGTCTTCAAGGCGGCATGATGCAGGTCAAGGGAGAAAACGGAATCACGTTCGAGCTCGCGGACGAGGTCGCCACGGCAATGATCACGGCAGGCATCCTCAAGGAGACCACCTCCGATGAGGCCTCGCCTTCCAGTGAAGACATGCCGGCCGACGAGGGCGACACTGCTGAGGAGACTTCGAAGAAGTCCAAGAAGTAGGGGGGGACGATGCCTGTTCCGCTGGTAACTGTCGAGGACATCGAGGCCGCTCTCGGCCGTCCCCTCACAGACTCGGAGTCGGCGCGGGCAACGTTCATCGCTGACAAGCTCGCCGAGGCCTTCAAGGCGCGCGCACGCCAGACATTCACCGTCGAGCAGTACACGCACCGCCTGAAGGTCGACGCGGGTGGACGAGTCGTCCCAACACGGGCGCCGCTCGTCTACGTCGAGGCTGTCACGACAGACGACGGGCAGGCGATCCCCTACAACGTCAGGCACGGCTTCATCCAAGTCGCATCGCCCGCGAACGAGTTCGTGGTCGTCACCTACACGGCCGGCCTCGCCGAGGTCCCTGCAGCGGTACGACTACAGCTCGCAGACAGCGTGCGACGTATCCTCCTCATCCCCGACGCCGCCGCACAAGGGGCAACCCAAATGACCGAGACGACGGGGCCGTTCACGCAGACCCGACAGTACGCCACATGGGCAGTAGGCGGACAAGCCATCCTCTCCCCAGACGACCAGGCGCTCGCGGATGCGTACCGCCCGCGACGCGCCGGGCATGTCTGGGTGATGGGAGGGGCCTGACGTGATGGAGGAATGGAAGACCCCGGTCCAGGTAGAAGGGACCGTCCATCGTGACGGGGACGGCTACCTCGTCGAGGAATCCAAACCGCGCCTCATCGGGGGCTGCCTGATCGCGCCGGGACAGTTCACTGTGCCGGGCTTGCTCGATCAGGCAGCCTCTGAGCGGGCCGACGAGACCGCGACACTCTACCTCCCGAGGGGAATAACGCTGAGCGTCGGGGATGTCATCCGGGTGCCGGCTGAGCATCCTCTCGGCGGAACGTGGAGGGTCGAGGAGCCATCCTCGCCGTGGCCGCGCGGCACCGCTGTCGTGATCTCACGGAGGTGAGGATGGCAGTCAAGTTCGTGCGAAATGACGTCTCAATTGAGGCTCTCCTGCAATCCGAGGCCATCGGTCGCGCGATGGTCAGCGAAGCCGAAGCGGTGCGCGCTGCGGCCGAGGCAGCGGCCCCGAAACGGGACCGCGTGCTCTCGGACGCTTACAAGGTCGAGGCCGTGACGGCCACGGTGAAGACACGCCGAAACGGATCATCCCGAAGGGCAGCCGGCCGAGTCACCAATGACGCCCCACACGCCGTTCCTGTCGAGTTCGGGCACTTCACCAGAGACGGCCGCCGCGTCCCCGGACGCCACACGCTCGGCAAGCTCGCGGGCTCCAAGCGCGCACGACGAGGAGGCCGGTCATGAAGTACACGGACCCCGTCCAGGTACTACGAGACGCGATCGCCTCAGCAACGGGGGCGCAGACAGTACGGGTGATCCAGGAAGGCAGCCTCCCGGACACGTGGCCTATGCCGCTTGTGCATGTCTACGCAACCCAATCCCAGGACCTCGACTTCGAGCGCATCACCTCCGTCGTTGTCGACGTGTACGCCAAGACCCCCACAGGGCCAGGCGTCGGCGGCGCGGAGGCGCTCGCGGATGAGGTCGTGGATGCTCTGTCAGCTCGTCCTGTGGTGGGGGCCTCTGGGTGGGTGGATGAGGCTTCTGTGCCGTCTCGCCTGGGGGTGCGCGCCGCTTATGGCGTCGTTGAGGTGGTGGGCCTCAGCGTGGAAGTCATTCAACGTCCCACCGACTAACCAATCTGATCTGGAAGGGAAACCGATATGGCCGATACGACGACCATTGAAGCGCTGAAGAAGAAGCACAACAAGGCGAAGAACGTGCGCAAGGCGCTCAACGTTCTGGCGTTCGTCGCACCGATCACGACCGCTGTCCCGGACGCGCTGACGGGCGCAAGTGGCGCGATGAAGGAACTCCCCGCGGACTGGACTCCGCTGGGAATTTTCACGACCGATGGCGGGGAGATCACGCCTGACGTGTCCGTGGACGACGTCGATGGCCTGGGCTACGCAGAGCCTGTGCGCTCTGACCTGACCAAGGCAACCAAGACGATCAAGCTCAACATCTTCGAGCTGTTCCGCAAGGAGATGCTGAGCCTGACGCACGGCATTGACCTCTCGCAGGTCAAGGCGAATGCGACCACGGGAGAAGTTGTTTTTGACGATCCGCTTCTTCCCTCCATCCCGGAGAAGCGTCTGCTGCTCGTCGCCGCGGATGGCCCTGCTGATGACGAGTGGCTGATGGGTTGGTGTTTCACGCGCGCCAAGCTCGTCTCGATGCCGACGATCTCGCTCAAGGCGACGGACCCGATTACTGGCGACCTCGAGTTCAAGGCATTCGCCGACGAGGCAGCTGGCACGGCCTGCCGTAATTACTACGGCGGCTCGGCGATGCTCAAGCATCGTGACATCACCGGTTTCAGCGTCTGACACATGCTGCGGGCGGGGGCCGGGGATGTTCTCCCTCCGGCCTCTGCCCGCTACCACCCCCCAGGAGAACGCAGTCGATAGGACAACCATGGATCAGCTGACCTTCACGAAGACGATCAAGACGGACGACGGGGAAGACCTCGTGCTCACGCGAGTTACCGACGACGCAGCCGACGCGAACACTCTGCGCGCACAGGGATGGGCCGAAGCCCAGCCCGCACAGAAGGAAGACCCCACGCCGACGCTGCCCGCCCCGCCCGCCAGCACCCAGCGCAACAACTGACCACACCAAACAAGGAGAACACCAATGGCAGACAAGATCACCCCCACCCTGACCCTAGCCGCCCTCAACAACCTCGACGGCGCAGCAGCAGCCACCCCGTTCACCTTCGGGCTCAACAACCACGTCGTGACCTTCCCGGACCCCCTGGGCCTGAGCCCCGAGGCCGGCGAAGACCTCCTCCTCGATCTTGGCGGCGGCAAGCGTGCCACCGAGGTTATCAACAAGTGGCTCTCGGAGGAAGACGCCGCATTCGTCACCAAGCATCTGACTCTGCGTCAGATGCTGCTCCTCCTGCGACAGGCATCCACTCACTACGAGGCCTCGCTCGGGTCCCTGGGGGAAGGGCGCGCCTCTACGACCGCCTGACGCGGTACGAGAGGCAGATCGTTGCGGACCTCGCGGAGCAGGGCTGGGACGCATACAGCCTGTTCCGCGCTCGCCGATACCGATTCCTGCTGACGCTCATCGACGAGCTGCCTTCGACGAGCCGAACCGTCGCGGCGATTCTCAACGACCCAGAGGTCGCAATCGAAACGGCAATGGCGATCGCCGAAGCGCCCGACGACGACGATACCGAGGCGCAGCTCCGAACTCAGACCCCCGAGGTGCGGGTCATGCAGGACATCTTCGACCTGCTGGTCTCGGCCTTCGGAGGAAAAGAAACCTACCCACGGCCCGAGAGCCTCACCGCGATCGCACTCGAGGACGCGCGCACGAGCGTCCGAGACCGAAGCGCCCACCAGGCGCTCGCGGCTCTCATGCCGGGGTGGAGTCCGCAAGAAACCTGAATATCTACCTGTAGGAGGTCTGCGTGGCTGGCGTATATCAGGCAGGCACTGTCTATGTCGATGTGGTCCCCTCGATGCGGGGGTTCTTCAAGAGCATCGAGAATGCGACGGCCACGCAGCTCCCGCAGGTGGCGGGCGATGCGGGCAAGAAGTACGCGGAGAAATTCAAGGAGCAGGTCTCCGCGTCGGGCAAGGACCTCGTTAACGCGATCGCCGATCCTCTGGGTAAGTCAACGGCGCGCCTTCGTCAGGAGGCCGCGCAGGCTGGGGCAGCCCTGCAGGAAGCGCACGCCAAGGTGGAGAAGTCCTCCTCGGCGCTCGCGAAAGCTCGCGCTGAGGAGGAGACTGCCGCATCTGCGGTGGAGCGCGCCGAGCGTGCGCTCGCGGCCGCGCGTTCTAGCTCATCTGCTGACTCGGCGGCTGTCGCTCGTGCGGAGTCGGCGCTGGCCTCGGCGCGAGAAGCGTCGGCGGCCGCGAACAAGAGGGCCGACCAGGCGTCCGCGAATCACGCGGACTCTCTGCGCAAGGAGAAGGCCGCGTCCGACAGCGCGAAGGCCGCAACCGAGGCGCTTGACCAACGTATCTCGAAGGCCCCGTCCAACTGGGAGCGATTCACAACCTCGCTCAAGGGGTGGGTGCGAGAGGCCGACAACGTCGAGCATGAAGCCCGCGAGGTTGATTCCTCGCTCGGCCTCGTTGGCGCGGGGGTGACCTCGCTCGGGGGACTCGTGACCTCGGCGCTAGGGCCTCTCGCGCTGCTGGGCGCGGCTGTCGGCATCGGCGGGTTCGCGTCCGAGGCAATCGCGGCCTCAGATGCAACGAATAAATTTGCGGACACGCTACGGTTCGCCGGCGTCGATGACTCGACCATTGAGCGCCTCGGGGCATCCGCTCAGGAGTACGCAGACCGCACCGTGTACGACCTCGCGGACATTCAGGGCATCACGAGCCAGCTCGCCGCAAACTCGGTCGATGGCTTCGACCGTCTTGCCGAGGCCGCCGGTAACCTCAACGCTGTGTCCGGTGGAACGGCCGACACTTACAAGAGCCTTGGCCTCGCCCTCGTCCAGGTCAACGGGGCCGGAAAGTTGCAGACCCAAGACTGGAATCAGGTCGCCAACGCCATCCCGGGCGCGAGCGGCAAGATTCAGCAGGCCCTCTCCGATATGGGTGCCTATACAGGCAACTTCCGTGAGGCCATGGCGGAGGGCCAAATCTCTGCGGAAGAATTCAACCAGGCTCTCCTGCAGCTGGGCTTTGATGACGTCGCGGTCGCAGCAGCGTCGGACGTGTCGCGCATCGAGAACGCGGCCGGGAATCTACAGGCGACGATTGTCGGCGGCTTCAAGGACATGATCGACCTCGCGAAGCCGCAGCTGACCGACTTCATGAGCTGGATGTCGGACACGCTCGGCGCTGGGTTCGCGTGGATCAAGGACGTGGGCGTGCCCTCGATTCAGGGAATCTGGGATGTCCTCGCCAACGGGAACTTCTCGGGGCCGATCTTCGGTCTCGAGGAGGACAGCGGCCTCGTTGACTTTTTGTTCAACCTGCGTGATGCTGGCATGGCGGCCTGGGAGATGCTCAAGTCGGGCTGGGACGCGGCAACGAACCTCGCGTCTGCGTTCGCGCCGCTCGCTCAGAGTGTGTGGGACATGGTCAGCGCGTTCGGTGGGGATGGCCCATCGGTGATTCAGCGAACCGCTGAGGCACTCAAAAGCGTGTTCGACTGGGTCGGCAAGAACACCGACATCGTCGCTCCGCTCGTGACTGCGGTAGTCGCTGGCACGACAGCGTTCAAGGGCATGAGCGCCGCCATGGGTGCCGTGAACGCCGTGAAGGCGGCCGGCGGGTTGCTGCAGTTCGTCAAGGCCACGAACTTGGCGAAGGCCGCGCAGGTTGCGTTCAACTTTGTGATGAACATGAACCCGATCGGCGCGATCGTCACGGCGATCTCCGCACTCGTCGCGGGCCTCGTTTACTTCTTCACGCAGACGGAGACAGGTCGGAAGGCGTGGGCGGCGATCACTGAGGCTTTTTACAGCTTCGTTGACTGGATCAGCTCGGCGTGGTCGTCCGCTATGGAGTCGATCTCATCGTGGTGGACGGGCACCTGGGACGGTGTCTCGGGCTTCTTCTCGACCTACGTCGTGCAGCCCCTGCAGACGGCATGGGATGCAATCACGGCTGTCTGGGACGGCATCGTGACGGTCTTCAAGACCGCTTTCGCGATCATCGTCGGCATCGTCCTGACCCCGATCAAGCTATACATTCAGGCATGGGTAGCGGTCTTCACGTGGGCGTATGACAACGTCATTAAGCCCGTGTGGGATGCGATCTGTCAGGCCTTCACCTGGGCGTATGACAGCGTCATCAAGCCCGTATTCGAGCAGATCGCTAGCACGTGGCAGTGGATTGCGGGGCTCGCGACAGAGGTGTTCGGTGGCATCGTCTCATTCCTCGAGGGAGTGTGGACGGCGATCTCCACAGGAGTGACGACCGCGTGGAATCTCATCGTCGCGGGTGTCACCTGGTACATCAACGCCGTGTGGAACATCGTCTCGACGGTGTTCACGACGGTCGCTGGCGTCGTCTCCTCGATCTGGAATGGCATCTCCTCCACGGTCTCGGGTGTCTGGGAGTCCATCAAGTCGACGGCGAGTGCGGCCGTCCAGTGGGTCTACGACAGCGTCACGAACGTGTTCTCGTCCATGTCGAGCGGCGTCTCGTCCACCTTCGATGGCATGCGCTCAGCCATCGAGTCCGTGTGGAACAAGGTGAAGAGCGTCGCGGCAAAGCCGGTGAATTTCATCATCGACACGGTCTACACTAACGGCCTGAAATCCATGGTGGAGACGGTCGCCTCGAAGATCGGCCTCTCTCTCACCTTGCCGACGGTCCCCAGGATCGCCGAGTACGCCGGCGGCGGCATCGTCCCCGGCTACAGTCCCGGGCACGACACGATCCCGGCGATGCTCTCCCCGGGCGAGGCCATCCTCGTTCCCGAGCTTGTCCGACAGATCGGACCGGGCAGGATCATTGCCGCGAACTACGCCGCCTCGAAGCGCCGCCCCGGTGGCAGCCCCGGCAAGGCCCCCGCCGGCTTCTCCGGAGGAGGCATCGCCCACTTCGCCGGCGGCGGTATCGCAGGATGGTTCGCCGACGCAGCACGCGGCGTCGCAGAGTTCTTCCGTGACCCGCTCGGCTCTATCGCGCAGCTCATCACCGAGCCCGTCCGAGGACTCATGAAGGGCATCGCCCCCGGAGTCATCGGCGAGCTCGGCGCAGGCGGCGTCGAATCGCTCCTCGCGGGAGTTGGTTCGTTCTTCAAGAAGAAGGCCGAGGAATCCTCGTCGGCCGGACTCGTGGGCGCCGCAATGCGAGCCGTGCAGATGCAGGTCCCTTACGTGTGGGGTGGCTCGGCGATCCCGCCGGGTCTGGACTGCTCGGGCCTGGTGTATTGGGCTGCGCAGCAGCTTGGTCTGGGGTGGCCGCGCCTCACGGCAGCTGGATACCAGTCCGGCTCCACCCCGGTCCCCTGGACGCAGGCCGCCCCCGGCGACCTGCTGTTCTGGGGAGCACCTGCCCACCACGTCGCGATCTACGCCGGCGGCGGCCAGATGATCGAGGAGCCCAAGCCCGGCCTCAACGCCAGGCACACTGGCATCTGGGGGTCTCCGACTGTCGGCCGCTACGGCGTACCTCGCAAGTACGATCGCGGCGGATGGCTGCCCTCGGGAGTCACAGCAGCCGTCAATCAGACGGGCACGAGGGAGGCAATCCTCACCGCGAGGCAGTGGGCAGATGTCAGTGCGCTCGCGGCGAGTGGAGCAAACGCGGTGCCGTCGTTCGATGGGGCGCAGGTCAACCTTGTGTTGGACGACGGCCATTCGTTCCGTGCGCATGTGGAGTCGATCAGCACCGGCGTCCTGGTGCGCCGTAAGCAGCTAGCTGGAAGGAGCAGGTAGTGGCTCGTGAGAATCTTTGCCGCAATCCGTCGTTCGCGTACTTGCTGCGGGAATGGGCGAAGATCGCTCCGGCCACGGTGAGGATCGGCTCGGATACTGACTCGTGGGGCGGGCACGCTCGCCAGTCTCCGCAGTATCTGGCGATCGACGTGCCGCCCGGCACGCAGGGTCCGGCTGCCGCGCCAACGGCAGTCACTGTCGCCGGAGGGCAGACCGTCGCGATCTCGGCGCTTGTGCGCACGAGTCCTGGCCTCGCGGCTGCTGTCTCCCCGGAGTGGACCGTGGGCGGCCGCAGCGTCACGGAGAAGACTCCGGCGCTGTTGGCCGCCAGCGCGGATGGGGTTCGCCCCGTCTGGGCGTTCACAGCTCCATCTGGGGCGACGGCCGTGCGGCTTCGGTTCGAGGCCCGCACGACCTCGGCGGCCGAGCGCGGCACTCTGCCGGGTTGGGTGTACGTCGATGACGTCCTCATCGTCGCAGCCCCCACCCCGGGCGAGGCACTCGAGGCAGCAGCGGGGGAGTTCTTCGACGGAGACACCCCGCCGAGCCGCATCGGCTATTCCTCGAGGGCTCTCACGCACCAGTGGACCGGCGCTCGCGGGGTTTCGACGTCGCGGGAGGTCGAGGCGGACGTCGATATGTCGTCGCTGCCTGTCGCGATTGTGACGGGTGGGCAGGCGCCCAGGGTCCAGATCGTGATTCCCCCGGCGTGCGTCCCCGCCGGGGCGGCCTGCTATGTCGAGGGCGTCACGGACACGGGCTTCACGTGGATTCCTCGCGGGGGAGTATGGTCCTCCAAGGGCTTGCAGCGCATCATTGGGGACCCGCTCGCACCGATCAACACGCCGATCAGGTACAGGCTGACGACGTCGAGGGGCCTCACGGTCGAATCGGAGCCGGTGGTCCGCTCATGGGGCGGCCTGTCGCTGATGACTGACACGGCGGGCGCGAAGCCTGTGAATGTCTTGTGGCAGGGCACTGACCAGCGTGAACTAAAACCGCGGGTGACGGAGCACGAGGTACCGGGCCGCGCGACACCCCTGGTGGTCTATGCGCCAACGATGGGTCGCGGCACGGTGTCTCTCACGGCTCGCACGAACCTGCAGGACACGGCGGCCATGAAGACACTTCTGGCGTCTCAGACGCCGGTGGCGCTTTTCCACAACCCGCGCCACTGCGTTCAGTGCAAGCGTGGGACGTGCGACGTCGATCCAGTGACGCTCATGTCGGTGACATCGGCATCGATGGAGCGTGCGCCGCGCCTCGACGTCGCCGAGCGCATCTGGCAGCTCAAGGGCACGATCGTCGATCTGCCGCAGCCGAACACAACGTTGACGTTGTCGACGTGGAACGACTTCGATAAGCGCCGACTGACGTGGAGTGGCTTGGATGCTCGTCGGTGGCCGTGGGATCAGTTCGACAGGACTATCTGGCAGGAGGACGCATGAGCATGCCGGCCGACGTCGAGCAGATTCCGGAGGACCTGCTGACCTCGGGCTACTCGGTGTCTGTCACCGTGGAGTCGTGGCTGGGGTCGCAGTACCTGGGGGAGGTGCCCGTCGAAGATGGGTCGGTGTCGTGGGACGCTGGTCAGCAGGTGCAGGGCACCCTGTCCCTGACGGTGCCCCGTGTGGGAGCTGTGCAGGGGGAGGACTGGCGAGACTGGGACCCCGTGGACCCAGAGCACCCGCTCGGCTGCTACGGGCAGGTGCTCCATGTGAGTATGACGGTCGGGTCGCTCGTCGATGCAGGCTGGTGGACGGTTCAGCTAGGCCGGTTCCTCATTACCTCGGTGGAGCCGGGACCGTCCACGGTGCGAGTGACGGGCAAGAGCCTGATGCAGCGCCTCGAGGAAGACAGGCTGACGGAGCCAATGGCGCCCGACCCAGCGGGCACTCTCGCGTCAGAGCTGCGCCGCCTGGTCGGTGCGCGTATCGGCGTGATCATCGATCCGGCGCTCGGCGATAGGCCCTGCCCCTCGATGTCTTGGGGCGAGAGCCGCATCGATGCGGTCTACGAGATCGCGAAAGCCTGGCCTGCGACCGTGCGCGAGGGCGGGGACGGAATCATGTATCTGTCCCCGCCGACTGCGCCGCCCACCTCGCAGCCGGCGCTGCGCCTCTCGGATGGGGAGGACGGCACGGTCGTCGGTGTGGCGGCCTCGGTAAGTCGAGATAAGGTCTACAACCGTGTGGTCGCCCGGGGGCAGCAAAGCTCTGACGAGGGTGCCCCATCGTTCCAGGCGATCGCCGATCAGTTGACGGGGCCGATGCGAGTCGATGGACCCTACGGCACCGTGCCGCGCTTCTTCTCATCCCCGCTGATTACGAGCTACGAGCAGGCTAAGCGTACAGCCGAGGCCATGCTCGCAGACTCGGTCAGGAAGAAAATCAAGGTTCCCGTGCAGCATGCCCCGGACCCGCGCATCCGCCTGGACGCGCACGTCGAGATTGTGACGCGGCCCGTGGACGCTGCAACCACGAAGACGATGTGGGGCACCGTCTCGGCATACGAGGTCCCACTCACCTACAGGGGCACACAGAAGACCGATGTGGAGGTGAGCGTGTGAGCAGCCCCGTGATGGACCTGATTTCGACGGTGCCCGACGATCTCCCACCCCGTTATGGCTCCGACAGGTCCCCGACGGCGATCGCGCGCGTGGTCAGCCTCATCGAGGGCGGCCGCGCCCTCAACGTCAGCCTGTACGGTGGGCCGCCGATCCAGATTTCAGCGACGGCCGTCAACTGGACCGGAGTCGAGACCGCGCACGTGCTGCTCGACCCAGATACAGGGCGAGCATTGCACGCGCTGGGGCCCGCGCCTAAGCCCGAGAACCCGCTTCCCCAGTGGAAAGAGCTGCCAGCTCCGCCGAAGAGCGTGTGTGAAGCAACGCTGATCCCACAGTGGGCGGGCACCTGGGATGGAACCTCTTGGACCCGGCACGGCGGCGGGGCCTGGCAGGGAACCGCTGGTGGCCACCGCCTCACAGGCCTCGCGCTATTTGGTCGGCAAGCCGAGGCGCTCGGACGCATCACGATCACGGCCGCCACGCTGACGCTCCGTCCGCATCCGACGTCAGCCGCATGGTCAGCGCAGATCGCGCCCGCCACCTACTCGGACACCGGACCAGTCACGACGGGCGCGACGATCAGCGCCCCCGTCCAGGTGGGGGCAACCTCCCTGACCGTCGACATCACGCGCATTGCCTCCCAGCTCCTGACTCCGGGGACTGGCCTCGCCCTCGTCGGACAGACATACGGCGGCGTCCAGGCCTCCGGAGACAGCCTCTCGATCCGCATCACCTACACCTCCCGATAGGACACCTCATGAGCTACCTCGACCAGCGGGGACACCGCGTCCCCTCACCTACCGACCCCGCACAGCGACAGGACCTGCTGGCCCTGTCCTTGTCCATTCCCTCCTACAAGTCGTGTGCCTCCGAAACGGCGGCGGCGCAGCACGTGTCCGCGCTCGCGGCTGCTGGCCTGGTGGCATCGGCGGCCCAGCCTGTTTACGTGTGGAGGACCGACCTTAACGCCGTGAGGGTGTGGGATGGGCGCCGCTGGTCGGGTGAGTCGAATTTGCAGATGGAGCTGTCGGCGGTCGGCGACGTGCCGGTCGGCTCCGGCCTGAGCGTCGGCGTGCGCAATGGCCTCATCAAGGCAGGCAAGGTCGCGACCTCCGGGACGGAGGTGCAGTTCGGAAATCTCTATCTCGACACCATTACCTTCCAGACGCCATTCCCGAATGACTGTGTGTCTGTCACCTTGACGCCGCTGTATGGAACCGGCTCGGCGCAGTGGAATTTCAAGAATGCGCAGCAATTCTGCCTTGACTCGATGAGCAAGAACGGATTCCGCGCGATGCTCCCGGGAGTCACGACCCCTGGGCGTCACGCATACTCCTGGACCGCCATCGGCTACTGACAGCCGACAACTGAACTCGCCCCTCGGACAATCCCGTCCGAGGGGTTTCGTCTACCCAACTAAGGAGAGACATATGGAACCGAGCATTGAGGAACTCATGGCGTCGATGACGCCGGCGACGGATACGCCGCCCGACGTCGTCGCTCCGATCTACATCCCCTACGAGCAGATGGAGGCCGCGCGATGAGTATGACCGCACAGGATGTCCTCGGCTGGGCGGCAGGGGAAATTGGATACACGCGCTGGGACGATCCCGAGGAGGGGTCGAAGTATGGCCGCTGGTACGCCAAGAAGCATGGCGCGTATTACGGCACGTCTGGCGTACCTTTCTGCGCTATGGGTGCGTCGTGGTGTGCGACCGACAATGAGGACAAGTCCGTCCTGCCCGGCGGGGACTTTGCCTACGTCCCTTATGGGATCGCTGCCGCCGCCCGCGAGGGACGCCTCGTGTCCCCGATGACCCAGGCCGCGCCCGGAGACCTGGTCTGTTTCGACTGGGACGGGGACGGCGTGGCCGACCACGTCGGAATCGTGGAGGCCAATTACGGTGGCTGGCTGCAGACAATCGAATTCAACACGTCATCCGGCGCTGCGGGCTCGCAGGGTAACGGCGGCGGAGTGTGGCGACGCACCCGAGGCTGGGACTCCGTTTGTGCCGTCATCCGACCGTCCTACGGTGGTGCGACCACCGCTGCGGGCTACACCGACGTCACGGCCCTGCAGACTGCAGTCGGCGCGACAGCCGATAACGTTGTCGGCCCCGATACCACGAAGCGGATCTACGCCGTGGTTGCCGCCTCCAGCTGGGGCGGCAGGCAGTTCCCGTTCGGCATTGAATACGTCCAGTCCGTCATCGGCGCGGAGCCGGACGGCATCTGGGGCGATGACTCCGACACAGCCCATGACCGCGTGGTCGGCCAGCTGCAAAGCGCGGTCGGCGTCGAGGTCGACGAATACTACGGGGCCGTCACCAACGCGGCAATCAACGCGGCGCTCGCGGGCGCGGAGAAGGGGGAATGAGAGATGGATAGGCTGTTGATGGGGCTTCAGTCGGACCCCTTCATCATGACGGTCATTGTCGGCCTGGTGTGGCCGATGGTTCAGGCTGCGCTGGACAAGCCGTGGTGGACGCGCCGCCGCCGTGTGGTGCTCCTCGTCGCGGTCGCTCTCGTTACGACTGCGGCCGTGTGGGTCTCCGGCTCGTACCCGGCGACGTGGCGTCTGCTGGTCACGCAGATGAGCGTGTTCTTGGGCGTCGCCTGGTCGGTGTACACGATGCTGTCGGCAGTCCGTATTAACGGTGCGAGCATCCTTGATTGGGTGGGCGCCGCGACTCCGGGCGGTCAGCCCCTCGATGAGCTGACGGGCACGTCGGACAGTACGCGTGATTGACATTATTGCCGACCCGAAGGTCGTCGCAGCGATTGTCGCGGCGGTGGTTGCCATCATTGGCGCTGCCGCCGCGACAGTCGTCGCGGGCCTACGGTACGTCGGCCGTATGTTCGACGCGCGGCTCGCTCACATCTCGGAGACCGCGTCTGAGGCCCGTGATGCGGCGAAGAGCGCGGACGCGGAAATCAAGAACAATCACGATACGAATGTCAGAGACGACCTAGACAAGGCGATTGAGACTGTTTGGGTCGTGTCGGACCAGATCGGCGCTCTGTCAAAGCAGGTGACGGGCCTCCTCGATCAGGGCGCCCGAATGGAAGCGACGCTCAACGCGCACAGCGAGAGCCTCAGCTCCGTGCAAGCGCGCGTCGGACGAATTGACGAGCGGGGCTCCAAGATGGCGGCCGAGCTCCACGACGAGCGGACAGCGCGCGAGTCCTCGCAGCGCACCATTGACGAACACGCGCATGACGCCCACGCGAGACTGCATGAGCGCCTCGACAGACTACAGGAGAAGGTAGATAAATGGGAGGAACGACAGTGAGTGGGAACGTCACGCGCCTCGACGGCTCACCTGAGCACCTCGCCTACATCACGGCGACTCTGAAAACACAGACGGGGGAGGCCGCGTCCATGATGGCAGTCGGCCCCGTCTCGCGGGCAGCGAACCCGCGCGGTCAGATCATGCTGCCCCTCGACCTCACGGAACCGACGCAGGTCCACCTGCGCCTCAGCGTCCCCGGCCGGACACTGCGCGAAGCGACAGTCATGCTGAAGCCTGGCCTGGCCTACACGCTCGCCAGTGTGTTCTCCGGAGAGGCGACGCCCACACCGGCACCTCAGACTGGCACGCCAGACGTGAATGTCTCCGGGGACGGGGACACAGCGACTATCAGCGGCGTCGTCTCTGACGACGGGGACACAATCACAATCGGAGGCTAACCATGGCAAAGCCCACGCTCTACACGAAGCAAGGAACGGACAAGGCGATCGCGAAGGCCATCGAACCACTCGCAACCAAGGAAGAGCTCGCCCGAGCCTCCGCCGGCGGAAAGGTCGACCTCGGCGAATACGCCAAGCGCACCGACCTGGCGCCCCTGGCCACACGCGCCGACCTCGCAGGCTACGCCACACGCCAGCAGGTCGCTGAACTCCCGAGCCGCGCCGACCTCGCAGGCTACGCCACCAAGAGTGACGTTGCGGGCGTCGCCCGCACGAGTGATCTCACGGGCCTGGCCACCAAGGCCGAACTCACGGGCCTGGCCACCAAGGCCGACGTTGCAGGCGTCGCCCATACGAGTGATCTCACGGGCCTGGCCACCAAGGCCGAGCTCGCCGAAGCCCTGAAGCGTGTCGGCATCACCGTCTGCTCCACGGAGGCCGAAGCACAGTCCCTCCCGGACGGCACGCTCTATTTCCTCGTCTCTGGCGCTGCCCCTGCTCCGTCCCCGACTCCCGGGCCTGCCCCCGCAGCTGGCCCGACGCTCGTCGCCAGCGCAGCCGGTCAGGTCGTCGGCCAGACCGTGACGATCAAGGTTGATGGCAAGGCCGGCGACAAGATCGTGATCGGCCTGAACGAGAAAGCACAGGGCACGCCGGCGAACCTGACCGTCCCGCAGGGCTGGGACCAGATTGTTGCCCCGTACTGGGTCGGCACGATGCGCGCCGTCGTCATCACCGGCCCATGGGCGCCCACTGTCACGCTGACGCTGAGCCAGAATGCGGAGATCGGCTGGGCAGCCGCCTCGATCCGAGGAGCCTCCACGATCAAGGTTGGCGACGTCAAGAAGCGCCAGGCTCCGCCGACCGAGACGACGACCTGCACGGCTCCCGCGCTCGCGGGTGCTGGCGTCGTGCTGGGCTTCGCGTTCGAGCGGACGAGTGCCGTTGAGTCCTCGGAGCAGGTGACTGTCTCTGCGGGCTGGGAAAAGGTCGCCTTCGCGTCGCAGGAGGGTCTCAACTATCAGACGGTGACGTTGGCGCGTCGCACGGGCTCGCAGCCTGCGGACCTCGTTGTCACGTATCCGAACCCGCAGGGCTCTAACGGTCTTGCAGTGCAGGTGATTGCGCATGCCTGACCTCGTCGTTTACGAGCGCCGGCGTGCAGGCGGTGACAGGGCGGGTGTCGTGCGCGTGCGTCGGCGCGCGGGTGGGGATGTGAGCCTGTCGCTGCGTGCTCCGTCGACGCCGGTGATTCCTGCGGGCGAGGATGTGGTGACGGCCTTCCTGTCGCGGCGCCCGTTTTACATCAGTCATCGGATGGGCGGGACCGAATTCCCGGAGTTCACGCAGGCGGGCCTTACCGCTTCGTTGCGTGCCGGGTTTAAGGCGCTCGAGCTGTCCGTGAGGAGATGTTCCTCGGGCGAGTTCGTCGCTATCCACGATTGGAAGACATCGAGGACGGTGCCGGGCACGGACTACCAGATTTGGAACACCCCGTGGTCGACGCTGCGCACGCTCCGCCAGGCCTCGGGTGGCTTCATGCGGCTGACGGATATTATCGATCAGGTGCCGGATGACATCGTGCTCGCCATCGACCACAAGACCACGTCCTCGGAAGACCAACGCAATCCGGGTGACCTGGCGGCCGAAGAGCAGCTGTTCGATTACTTGGACACGACGTTCGGTGGGCACCCTGAGCGCAGGGTCTTGTGGAAGGTCTTCGCGAAGGGCACCGGCGCGAAGCGCGCGAAGACCCGTGGCTACAAGGTCATGGCGATGCTCTACCCGAACGAGGTCGCGACCTTGGACCTGTCCCAGTGGGATGTCATCGGGATGGAGTGGAGCGCCGGCGCGGACGTGTGGAATCGCCTGAATGCTTCGGGCAAGCCGACGATCGCGCACATCATTGTCAACGACTCGCAGGCGCGCCAAGCGCTCGCGAAGGGAGCGACGGGGCTGATGGCCTCGTATCCCTCCCTCGTCCATCCGTAGAAGATGAAGGCAGCCCCGCACCCAAATTTGAGGGTGTGGGGCTGTCTTTCGTGTTTATGCGGCGGCTTTCACGGCGCTAATGAGTGCGTCGTCGGGCAGACGCACGTAACGCCGGGTTGTCTCTGGCCTTGCGTGTCCAAGGACGGCTCCGACGGCCAGGAGGTCACGGGTACCTGCATACATGGCGGTGCCGCAGCGGTGCCGGAGGGTGTGCCCGGTCCAGCCAGCAGGGAGCGCCCGCGCGAGTCGCTTCGAGACGTACCCAGCCGAGAGGTGCCCGCCGTCTTGCCCCGGGAACAGGTAGCCGTGGCAGGCGGTCAGGGCGCGGCGCAGGTCCATGCGAATGATCGGGACATATCGGGTCTTGCCGCCCTTGCCGGTGACGTACAGGCCACGCCCGTCCCAGTCACGGGAGTGGACGCGCGCGATCTCCATGCAGCGCAGGCCCGCGTAAGCGCCAAGAAGAATCATCGTGCGATCGCGCTCATCAGCCCGAGCGAGTGCCTCGTGGAGGACATCGTCAGGGACGGGGCGAGCGACACCGGCGGGCACACGCACGGCCGCCAGACCCTGCGCGGGATCGACAGGGATGAAGCCCGCTCCGTGAGCCCATCGGAAAAACGCCGTGACAGAGCCGCGCACGCTCTTGCGTGTCTCCGGCTTCCACGACCCCGCGGAGAGCACGTAGCGCAGGTCAGTCGAGGTCACGGAGCCAGGGCCATCAGGGCATTCGCGGATGACCTTGCGAAGGTGGCAGGAGTAGAGGCGGATAGTCCGGGGTGAACGGCCAGCAGCTTGCATAGCGGTCGTCCAGTCTGCGACGGCCGTGTCCCAGTCCCAGAGGGGTGTCATCTGTGTGTCCTAGTTCTCTCTCAGCGCCCCGCGCTCGCGGGAGGGGGGATGAGCAGGCCCCCTGTTGCGACCATTGCGGGGTAAGTATTGGTGGGGGATTCACTGTCTCGCGACGGTGCGAGCGTGTCCACCGGAAGAATGCCGTAACCTAGGCAATGGAAGGAAGATCGTCGGTATCATCCCAGCTAGGGCACGAAGGAAACAAAAAGGTAACATTGTGACCAAGCCGATAACCGGACGGTTGTTGGTTCGAATCCAACCGCAGGAGCTCTCCCCCCGGCCCATCAGGGTCGGGGGTTTCATTGTTTGCAGAGCCAGTCATGAGCCAGTCGCGATCGACGCCGGTCTCCATTGCCCAAAGAAGCACAACGGACTTGCGCGGCTGACTCTTGTTGAGCTCGCTGTTATTGACCGTGGCGCGCGAGAGTCCCACGCGCTCGGCGAACTGGACCTGGGTGAGGCCGGTCATTTCGCGTGCCTTGCGCAGGCGGTCCCCAATGGTCCACTGAGGAATAAAGCCTGTGCTGGCGAGGGTTTGGACTGAAGTGCTCATATGCCTAGTTTCGCATATCTGGGGTGCTCATGCAATGTTTTGTGCAAAGTTGAGGCGCGCCCTACATGCGTAGAATTCGCTACCTATGCACATGCCGACTTGTGCATATCTGAAAACCATGCAATGCTATGCACATGCCTACAAATCAGCTTGTGAATGTCTCTGAGGTCGCCGACATGCTCGGCATCTCCAAGAGGACTGTGCATCAGCGAATCGGCGCAGGCCGCATCGCTCCTATCCAGAAGATGCCCGGCCAGACCGGCCAGTACCTGTTCGACCGCGCATACATCGAGCAGATCGCAGCCGACGAACGCGACGCCGCCGAACGACGCTCCGCGCTCGCGGCCGCGCCGTCCGCTCCCGAGGATTACGCGATCCAGGATGAGCGCACGGGGACTGTCATCCTCCACGCCTTCCACGGCTCCATTGACGGAGATGACGCTGCATGACCCCGGGGTGGGTAACCCCGAAGGGCGCGGCGGACTACTTGCAGGTGTCTGAGTCCACCTTGTACGCGCTGCGCCGGGCCGGGGACGGCCCCCGTTATGCGAAGCGCGGGCAGTTGGTCCGGTACTCGATCGCAGATTTGGACGCATGGATGCGTCAGAACATGGAGAACTCTCATGAGAACGAATGAAAGCTTGGTGGGCGGGCGCCCGTGTGCCGGGGCACCCGCCCACCGGGAGAACACGATTAGCAGATCACTTGCCAGATTCCTTGACGGTCGTGTTCGGGTGGCCCTTACCGTAAGCGGCCGTGACGTAACGTCCGGTCACGGCGCTTCGGTAAGTGCCCTTGGAGGACTTGCCGCCTCCGCTCTTTCCGCCTTTCGCCATGCCTGTCACCTCCTTTCATGCGAACTCAAACGCCCTCAAACGGGCGTTGCACGCATGGTACGGACCCGCATGTGCATTTGCGTCCACCCCGCTGTGGAGGAGGCTGTGGTCGGAGGTGGCGCAGCATGATCTTCTGTGGAGAAGGGGGCTGCACAACTACTCGTATCGAGGCGTTGAACACTGACGCGCCGCTCATCCGTGAGGATGTGCAGCCCTGCAAGGTCCTGCGCGTCGACGGCGATCATGAGGCATACGCGGAGAGCAAGCTCCTCGAAGCGGCTGCGGCGCTGCAGCAGACGGCGCTCATCCTTGGATCGCCGCATATTCGTTGCTGGTTTGATGAGGCCCTTCTTGCTCGCACGCAGAGTGACATGCTGCGGATTCAGGATGCGGTCCTGGCGAAGCTGCAGCGTCTGAATACGCGCGCACTCGAAGCCCTGCAGGCGTCGGAGGAACACGGCGAAGGGGGGCAGCGTGATGCACGATGAAGCATCGGCCCGCAAGGCTGCCGAGGATGCCCGCAAGGCTGTCATCAAGGCGTGCGCGGACCTGCGTGAAGCAGAGATGTTCCTCGACGCTTTCAAGAGCCATGAGCGCTCGGCGGTGGGTGGTGCGACTGCCCGCGTGGCCTCGTCGGCCGACATCGCGAACACCCATGCGTCGAACATTCGCGAGTCTGCGGTGGGCGGCGCTGCTGCGGAGTATCTCGCACGAGATGGGCAGCAGTCGTGCGAGTCACGAGTCCCAGATCGGTCGGTGGAGAACCTGGACGGTGGAATTAGCGACTGGCTACGGACGGCTCCGCTCAGTGAAGTAATCATGAACCGGCACCCGATTGATATCCACGCCAGAGAGCAGGTGGGCAAGGACTTCGACGGCATCCCAAAGGGCATCAAGCTCAGCTCGGACAACGAGTGTTCGGTATCGCTCACGGTCACTTTCTCTCAGGCTGCTCTCGAGAGTGTCCTGCTGGCTCTGCAGTCGCTGCTTGATGTTGTCGAGAGTGGCAGCAAGGGTGGGGCCAGCGGACATGGTTGTCATTCTTCCTCCTCG